ATCACTTTCTTCACAGCAGGTTTCACCACTTTTAACAGAAGATCAGCAAGAGGTTTTGCGAGCAGTGCAGAAGTCGTCGCAACAACAGCAATTGAAGCGGTGGCGGTCACCGCACCAGCGCTAGGTAATCCTTCTACTAGTTGCACTTGAATAGGAACTGGTTCTGTTTCCTGAATGCATTCATTTCCTATTAGTTTATATCCAATAACTTTATCTCTGAACCCGTTGACCAATGTGCCAACGGGTTCTTTTGCGTCTTGAGCAGGCGTTGGACACTCTATTGTTGCAGACTTGACTGGTGGTGGTTTAACTTCTGGTGCTTCAGGAACTTCTGGAGACTCTGGTGGTTTTACTGGTGGCACTTCAGCCTCACCAGTAAATATCATCTGCTCAGGTTCAAAAGAAATAGGATTGAAACCAGGAAGACCAGTATCGCAGTACGTGACCAGACCGTTTGAATCGTCTTCATTGATTTTATCATTCTTTACGTTATTAGTTTCATGCGCCTCTACGCAACCAGGCATATCAACAACTGGTATACCTACATTAAGAACAACTGGAGGCGCAACTGGTATCGATGATGATGGTGCATTCAATACATCAACAATTTCAATTGATTTAATATCTAATTTAGTTGTTCTAATATCTAAATTATCAACTCGAATTTCTGGAATATCCATTAGCAATCATTAAATACACTACCAACTTGTGATCCTAATTCAGATCCTGCTTTCTGTCCTAGGAGTAACATCCACCCACCAGCTAACCAACCGATGTATGGAATACTAGCAACAGCAGGAACACCGATACCAGCAGCAATACTAGTTCCCGCCATCGCACCTTGTGATCGGGCCCCAGCGTCTGCCACTAAACACTCGGCGCTGACACCTCCTGTCTTTCCCACTTCACCTATTTCACCTCCCCCGATATTACGGGTTCCGTCCATAGTATATTGATCACGACGATACTCATTCCGTACTTCAGAACCTCCACCGAACCATCCTCTCTTATCTTTATCAAGATGTAGAGATCTTTCTGATTCTAAAATAGCAGGATCGTTAGCACGGTATTCTATTTCATATCCATCTTTACCCGCTTTAATAGTGTAAGAAGAATAATCACCACGGGGAATATTGATAGTAGGAACTTGTTTAACTGTAGGAGTATTGTCTCTCAGAACATAACCGAGTAATCCTACATGAGAAATTCCTACAACCGCACCTAATGCGATAGCTGTTATTTTTAATGGAGAAGGTTTTGTCATGGTAATCGAATATCAGGACCAGTCATACCACCAGTTGGAATTGCACCACCAGTAGCGGATGGTAACTTAGGCATTGCTGAGTTAACTAAACCAGGAAGCGCATCAGTAATTGCTTCGGTAGCAGCCTTAGTTACATTGTTTCTTGCATCTTCAATTAATACATCTTTATTAAGATAGAGATATGTACCTGCACCAACAATAGAAGCAGATACAGCAAAAGAAGCAAGAGCGAGAATATTAATTAATTTTTGCATCAGTTTTTTCCTCTTTAGATTTTTCTTCATCCTTCTTTTTAGCAGGCATAACTCCAAAAGTAGCTAGCGTGCCAGTAAAGACAGATGCTATAAAAGTTGGATCGATGTTTTTCTGAGGAATACCAGGAACAGTTACATAATTAAGGGTCAGGATTGATGCTGACCAGCCTAAAATAACAACACGTACCAGGGTAGATACCCCTTCATCAGCCCACTCAAATTTGTTTTCCTTTTTGGTTTCCTCTTTCTTCTGTGGATTTGACTCCATATTAAAAAAGGTAAGGCAGCCCTATTTATTAAAAAGGCTAATAAAATATTCTGCATCCACAACAACTAGTGGTTTTTTATGATTCTTTTTCATAACCACAAGAGGTTCATACTTACCACAATTAGCTTTTGCCTGATCGTAAGCGTCCCATACATTTAATTTTTCTACATTCTTACATTCAATACTATGTGGAAACTTTTCTCTGGCAGCACGTGCCATAATTAAATCCTCTCCACCAGCACCCATAGATCTAGATTCAACATCCTCAGGATGAATATCTAATCTTTCAATGAGTTGTTCTCTAACCCACTTCTGTAAATTTCTACCTTTCGCCTTTGCACTTTGAGGTTTCATATTATAGCTTTAAATTTAAGCTATATAGTTCCCTTGAACCCTAGCAGAGTTATTCTACTGATATTCAACAGATGTGTCAATCCCTCTGGCGCCAATCATCTGTTTTTTCCTGATGAAACCATTCAACAATTTCATCCACACTACCGAACCCTGACCTGTGATTGGATGGATCGGGATCGCCAATATCCATCCTATTCATAAAATCATCTAAGCCACCCTCAGGCGCGTCTGGAGAGGTTGCTTTCCTCCTGGCCATACGTAACATGGCTTCAGCAGATTTATTAGACTTAGCTAATTTCTGCGCCCAGATCATATCTTCAATTTTTACCTCTTCGTTGTTGGCAATCTTTGTGCAAATAAACTCCATCCTTAGACGGTATTGTGTAGACAACATATGCTTTTTTATTACCTTAAGTATTTAGATATAAAAAAAGGAGCCTTACGGCTCCTTAATCCCATGGATCTGGTATTTGTATTTTATTGCCTGCATTCTCCAGGCTTGAGCGAGACTTGACGGACCTCTTGATAGTAGGTCTCTCTCCGCTTGGGTTGGAAGGTTTGATTTTAGGATCTTTTCCCTCCAACCAGGCAAAGAATAATTCGTCACAATTGGAAACCAGCGAACGTATCCTTCTTAACATCCTGTTTAATACCTCCAATGACATAAGATTCAATCTCAGTTTCCTGAGGAGCATTCTGCATCATCTTGGAGTTCAACCAATGTTGTGTCCAAGGTAATGGATTGTTTGACATAGGAGTATCAAAGATTGGTTTTAAACCAATTGCTTTCATACGACGGTTAGCAATATACTCAACATAAGAATCGAGTAGTTTAGCATTCAAACCAATCATAGATCCATCTTTGAAGAGATATTCTGCCCAATCCTTCTCTTCTTCTACAGTGTCTTTAAACATCTGATAGACATTCTCTTCTTCTTCCTGCATGATTTCTAACATCTCAGGATCATCACCATTCGCCCAGTTCTTTAGAATGTTTTGGGTGATTACTAGGTGTTGACTTTCGTCACGAGCAATCAGTGAGATAATTTTTGCTGAACCTTCCATAAGTTTCAGTTCACCAAATGCAAACGTACATGCAAATGAAACATAGAAACGAATACCCTCAAGGATATTAACATTCATCACTGCACGATACAGTTTACGCTTCAGTTCCTTTACCTCCCACATAGAAGTTGGAGAATCTTTCCAATCTTGTCTCCACAGATTACCTGTATCATATATGTGAGCTTGACTAATCAACTCGTCATATGCTTTAGTAACAGTTTCAGCACGTTTCAAGATTCTTTCATCATCAAGAATAGTATCAAATACTTCTGAAGGATCTGGATAGACATTCTTAATGATGTATGTGTATGAGCGACTATGGATCATCTCCATAGTTTCCCAAATAGTCATACAAGCTTCTAGTTCGGGTAGTGAACAATAAGGGATAAAAGCCATCCCAGGACCCCTCCCTTGTACAGAATCCAGCATGATCTGGTATTTAAGATTGCTGGTAAAAATGTGCTTTTGCTCTGGGCGTAATGTCTGATAGTCCGCACGATCCTTCTGCAATGATACTTCTTCTGGTCTCCAGAAATAACCCAGTTGTTGCTGAGTCAGTTTGTCAAAAATTGGATACTTATATGTATCGTATCTTTGGACCCCAAGAGGGGCTCCAAAGAACATTGGTTGTTTTTTAAGATCAGTTTTGTTGGAATTGAACACTGTCATTCCATCAATTCTTTTTTTTGTATCCACCATAAACTCCATGTAATTCTCCTTAGATCTTGCAAGACTCACAGTCTTCTTCCTCCACTTGTGATAGTTGTTTGATTAGATTATCTACGTCTGGTACGTTATCCTTCCACCCGATTGAATGAGCAGGATCGTCTACATCTTTCTTTGCGTCATAAGTGTTCTGGTAGTATGAGGTTTTCCATCCAAACTTATATGTAGTTAGGAGATCTTGTGCCATAGAAGAAACTGGAACTTCATTATCTGGATAATTTTCAGGGTTGTAACTCCAGTTACCAGAAATTGCTTGGTCAAAGAATTTCTGCATCACGGCAACAATATTAATATAACCACGATTAGATTCCATGTCCCACAGAAGAGTATAGTTATTCTTCAGTGTGGAATACTGTGGAACAATCTGCTTAAGAGGTCCCTTCTTTGATTTTTTAACGGACAAATAATCTCTCGGTGGTTCGATTCCGTTTGTGGCATTTGACACAACGGAACTACTCTCTGAAGGCATTTGTGCCGACAGTGTTGAGTGCCGTAATCCGTAGGTGGTGATAGATGTCCTAAGAGATTCCCAATCATAGTTGTATTCTGGCTGTACTAATTCATCTACGTCACTCTTATATGTATCTATCGGGAGAATTCCATCAGCATACTTTGTACGAGAGAAACCGTTGCAAGCACCCTTTTCTTTTGCAACCTGATTAGAAGATTTTAAGAGATAGTATTGGAACGCTTCTGTGATCTTATGAACTTCTTTTAGAGCATCTGGATCACTATACTTGTGTCCTTGTTTTGCAAGATAATGAGCGAGACCAATGAACCCTACCCCAAGAGATCGACGGTCCTTTGTACTTCTTTCTGCAGCAGGAACAGGATAGTCTTGATACTCAATCAGTTCTTCTAGACCACGTACAGATAGATCACATAGTTCCTCCATCTCTTCAATGTTACGAAGTTTACCAACATTGACAGCAGAGAGAATACAGAGAGCAATCTCACCAGCAGTATCATCAATGTGATTGATAGGATCGGTTGGTAGTGTAATCTCTTGACAGAGATTAGACATGTTTACTTTATCCTTGAACGAAGAATGTTCGTTACAGTGGTCGATGTTCATGATATACAAACGACCAGTCTCTGCACGTTCCTTCAAGATGTTCAAGAAGAGTTCTTGTGCCCCGATAGTCTTTCTCGGAACAGACTCATCTCGTTCGTAACGAACATATAAGTCGTCAAACTTATCAGTCCCAAAAGCATCATAGAGACCCGGCGTATCATGCGGTGAGAAGAGGCTAATCTCTTCATTCTTGATGAAACGTTCGTAGAAAAGTTTTGAAATCTGAATCGAGTAGTCAAGTTTTCTGACACGATTATCCTCCGTTCCTTTGTTATTCTTCAGGACGATGATGTCTTCGATTTCTTGGTGCCAGATAGGAAAGTGAACTGTAGCAGAACCACCTCTGATGCCGTTTTGTGTGCAGCATCGAACAGTTGATTCAAACTTTTTAAGGAAGGGGACAACACCTGTGTGTTGTACCTCGCCGCCTCTAATCTTAGAATTGATCCCACGAATTCTACCTGCGTTAATACCAATACCAGCCCTTTGTGCGACGTATTTACCAATAGCCATATCACTGCTAAAGATACTATCGAGGGTGTCATCAACATCAACGAGAACACAAGATGCAAATTGACGTAAGGATGTTCTGACCCCAGCCATGATTGGTGTTGGGATGTTGATTTTGTGCTTTGAGATTGCATTGTAGTATCTTCGGACGTAATCCAACCTAGTATCTTGTGGATAATCCTGGAACAGAGTTACAGCAATTAGAAGATACATGTACTGAGGAGTCTCGTAAATCTTACTAGTGCTCCTGTCTTGGACTAGGTATTTATCTACAACCTGTCTCAAACCAGCATATGTAAACAGATAATCACGACCATGATCGATCATCTTATCGATTACAAACCATTCACCCTCAGTATACTTATTGTAAATTTTAGAGTCGTAAATATTTTCATTGTTCTTCAAATGCTCAGATACTGGTGGAAAACTTTCTTTCCAACCATCACCAAATACTTGTTTGTAAAGACCGAAGAGAAGCAAACGAGCAGCAACAAACTGATAGTTTGGATTGTCTAGACTAATTAAATCACTAGCAGATTTAACTAGGATTTCTTGGATTTCACTTGTAGTGATACCGTCATAAAATTGAATACCAGATTGAATTTCTACCTGTGATGGAGATACACCTGCTAATCCATCACATGCACAATCGACCATAGCATGGATCTTGTCAAGGTTCAGAGACTCAAGTTCTCCATTTCGCTTTTGTACTTTGGTGCCATTTGTCATACTTTTTTCCACTCGTTTAGTTTAATTGTTGCTTCTAAGCCTTGGTACGTGTTGCATTCTACCAGAGATTGAACATCATGTCCAGCAAGTGTCATGTCATTCAGATCTTTTTGTTTAATAGTTTTAGGAAAGATAACTACCTTATGCCCACCCCTGATCGCTGTCGCAATCTTATCAACAATTTGTCGCGATCGTGGTTCGTTGTCGTAGGTGTATACGAATCGATAATCGTAACTGCTAAGGTCAACATCGCTACCACACATAGCAATAGCATTGGTAATGAAATAACTGTCAAAGGGTCCTTCTGTGACATAAACTTTTTCTGTCGGGTTTACTCTATCTAATCCAAATACTTTAGGATGTGATTCATCTATCATTATAGTAATGTATCTGAGTTTTGCATCTTTCTGTAAAGATCTACCCTGATACCCAATCATGTTCCCATTTAGATCTAGCAAAGGAATTACAATTCTACCTTCCTTAAACGTATTAGTTGTTCCGGCCCACTTATTGAAATCTTCAGCATAGTACAGGGTATGGTAATATTTTTCTGGTATGTGCCTGTTTGCAAGATATTCTCTGGCGGGATGTTCTTTATTTAGTTCTGATATTTTCCTCAAACTTTTTAAGTTTTCGGATCGTGAAAATACTGGTTTCTCAAATTCAAACTTAGGACTAGCAGTGTTAGTACCTTTACCAGTAAGTCCACGTTTATACCTCTCCATGACATATTCATCATGAAGTGTTACATCCATGTCTTTCAAAAAATTCGCAAGAGTTCTACCAACACCACAGTTGTGGCATTTGTAAACCATATCTGATTTCTTCAGAAAGAAAAACCCTCTTGCACGATTCTTGTTTTTCTTAGAATCGCCACAATAGGGACAACGGAAATTATAGAGGTAGTCTTTCTTCTTTGAAAATTTTTCTAGACGAGGGGAAATAATATTAATATACTTCAGATCAATAAAGGACATTACATGGGGTTCACTCGTTCCACTACTGTACCATAGACCATAGAAGTTGTCAATGGTTTCTGAGGAAGTGAAAGGATCGATCCAAACAGTTCAGCTGACTTCAGGATAACCACTGCAGCTGTAGCAACACCAATAGTAACCCACCTAAACTTTGATAGTTGATCTACTTTCTTTTCCAGATCTTCTAAGTTATGTTCTACTCTAGTGATCAATTGTAGGATTGCTTGATCAGATTTATCAGACTCATCTAATCTATTTTCGTGACGTTCCAATACAATAGCAATTCTTTGGTTACCCTCAGAAATTTTATCGACAGCAGATTCCAACTTCGATAACATCTCTCTAGAAAGATCTTCGTAGATATCAAGTTTAGATTCTAATACTGCCACTTTTGAATTTGGGGTAAACATTTTAGGTTCTGGATTGAGCGAAAGCTTTTACTTTTTCGTATGCAGTGGTAGAAGAATTAATAGATGTAATCATCTTAACTCTATTACTTGCATTTAAATTCTGATATAGATTTACTATTTTACCAGCTTCAGATGGTTCTACCGGTTGTTTACTACCATCATCAAATTGAACTGTTCCAGTTCCACCAGCCATAGCAATCTTTTTAAGTTGATCAATAACTTTACCACCACTTTCTTGAAGTGCTTCCAACTCTTCTTCTAGTGATTTAGTTTGATTCTTCAGTTTCTGTTCTAGTCTTTGTTGTCTTCTCTTTAACAACTTTGCAACAAACTCCCTGACATCCTTACGTCTGCCGTCATACTTTTTCTTTTTTCTGACTGGAGGTTCATCTGGAGGAAGTCCAGCAATAGCACCACCAGTAGCACTATTTGTGGGCATGACACCACCGCCACCGATTGAGTCTTCCCACATACCGTAGACATCTTTTTTATCCATTATAATTTATTTAACTCTTGTAAACAGAACTCATCAATTTCAACATTAGCCATACTACTTTCATCTATCCTATTTAAAAATACTAGGATAGATTTTAATGAAGACCAATACTCTCGTTCAAGTTTGAAAAAAAGTAATGGTGTTCCAGCATCACCAAAAATATTATAGATTATAATTATATGATTTAATAAGAGATGAGTTTTAAGATCACCAGTTTTGATATACTTTTTCAGTAGTCGTTTGATGTATTTGAATCTTTTCAGATCCTCATAAAAATCATCTCTTGTCGAACAATGGGGATTGTCATAATGTTTTATAGCGAATAATAAAAAATTATTTTCATTCAATTCAGTAAATTTCATATAATATAATCATCAAGAAACGAACGTTAGAGTTGCAGCGTTAGATGTGACTTCAGCAGCACCCTTAGAGGTGGTAATCTTAACTCTATACTGGTTACCAGTTGCAGCAGCAGTCTGACCAGTCAATGCGAGAGATGCACTGGTTGCACCAGAGACGTTAGCGAAACGACCAGAGGAACTGGTTCTCTTCTGCCACTGATATGCAAGCGTACCAGATGCAGATGCAGTTGCAGAAACAGAGAATGTTGCACCACCACTAGATGTGTTCTGGTTAGCAGGTTGAGTACCGATGGTAATGGTCTCAATAACATCTGCTGCGACTGTATCGTCTGCGGAGTCACCTGCAGCAGCTGCAGTTGCGTGAACGAATGCAAGACATTCTGCC